ATAGTTTCTACCCTGTGCCTCAATAGCAAGACCTGTTATCAAACCTGTTACTGGCACTAACTCAGATCCTGATCCACCACCACCTTTAATCTCAGCAGTAGCATCAAAATAATCATCACCAGGCACGGTCATCTGGATGAAATCTAATCCACCATCTTCTTTAAGGAAGATATTTCCTCTAGCATGTCCATCACCACCATCATCTTGTATTTCAAGACGTAATGGGTCGTATCCTTCACCTGGATCCAGTACCTCTACAGCAGTTATAACACCTTCATCTCCTTCAATAACTGCTCTTAGTACAGCATCTCTAATAGGAGTACCACAATTCTCTATCCTCAGTCTAGGTGGATCAGCAGGATCATATCCTTCACCACCACTAATGACATAAACATCTCTTACCCCAAATATACTATTGAATATTGGGATAATAGACGCACCGCTACCTGGGACTGTTCTTGTCATACTAGACTACCGTTAAGTTTCCTACCATTGCTGGATGTAATGTGCACTGATAGACATAAGTTGTACCAGGTGCTAGATCCATTGGGACTGTCCAATATTGGACACCTTCATCTGATCCACTTACACCTTCTGTTACTGCTGATCCACCTGATGTCTGTCTTAGAGCAAATGGGTGTGCAGCTCCAGTTAAATTATTAAATCTATATGTAAATCCTCTATAGACAAACACTGTTGGATTGTCAGTAGAAGCGTCAACACCACCACCTACAAGTCTATATGCACCATTTCCATTAGCAGATGCATTAAATCCTATTGTAGGTGACTCAACAGGATCCCATGAGCTACCATTGTATATAAGATTATCATTAACTGCTGCACTACCATCAATATAAACATCGGCATTAACTGTCAATGTATTTGAAGTAGCAACAGTGGTTACACCCTGGCCACCTGCCACGTTAAGAGTGGAAGTTGATAGGGCAGCAGTTGTGGTACCACTATCTCCAGTAACCGTTCTGAAGACTTCCTGTACTACATTGGGTGAATCGTTTGTAATCGTGAGATCATCTCCACTGATAGCAGTACTAATACCAGTCCCACCAACGAGGTTAATAGTAGCAGTTGCACTACCTGCGGTTTTGTTTCCTGAGTCACTTCCTATTACACCATAAGCATTCTGGTTAGCATCACCAAGAGCACCAGACATATTAATGGTTAGAGTATCTCCAGCAATTGCTGTGGTTATATTAGTACCTCCAGCAACAGTTAAGACATCAGTAGGAGCAGATGCAGTTGTTGATCCACTATCAGCAGTAAATCCTTCAAATAAGTTTTGAGTGGTTCCACCACCTCCTCCACCACCAGAAAAGTTTCCTGGCTCCCATTTTCCAGAGGTAGCATTCCATACAATACCTTGACCAGTTGAAGGACCACCTCCAACAGTCATATCTACATCACCAAGATCACCAAGACTGTGATCTTCACCTATAATTTTCTTCCAACCACCACTAGTTGCAACTCTTGCTGTGTTATCAGCAACTACAAGAGCAAACATACCATCATGTGTACCAGAATTTGGTAAATCTCCAGTAGTAGCAAAGGAATTAGTATACTTTAACTTACCATCAGCACCGTCAATATATGTTAAAGCAGATCCTGTGCCACCAGCCCAGAGTTGAATGTCTCCTGTGCCATTTGGTTGGACAGTTATGTCACCATTATCAGATGATATAAGTTTATTACCATTGACATCTATATCTCCAGTAAATTTACTGAAATCTCCCTCAGCAAACTGAGCACCATTCCATTTTAGGATCTGATCTGTAGAAGGAGTATCAATATTAATTTGTAGGGTGGTATCGTTGCCGAGGTTGGTATACAACTCATCGATGACGCTATTTAATTTGATAGCACCATCTCTCAGACTGTCACCAGTTCCATCGTTTGCAGACGATCCAATATTGAGGGTTTGCTTTGCCATGATTGTAGTCTTTACAGGGTTATTTAGGTACCATCATAAGTTTGTAGTGTTGAATCCATAGTAGATGAGGTACTATCGAATCTATTATCTGTGCTACCACCACTACCTCCACCAGTAACAGTAAGTGTTACAGCATTAGAATCTAGTGGAGAATTCTCCGCAGCTACTGATGAACCAATAGGTCCAGATATCCTACAACGGAATCTGTAACCAGTCATATAAGATAATGCAGTTACTGCATATGTGTTAGTGGTTGCTCCAGTTATAGCAGCAAAAGCAAATCCACCATCAGTAGATCTATACCACTGGAATGCAACAGGTAAATCTTCTGGACTGACAAGTTTAGTGACAGTGAATGTGGCAGTTTCACCAGCATTTACAGTAGCATTTTGTGGTTGTAATGCAAATGACAGTACTGGTACCACACCACCACCTCCGTCTCCACCTCCACCAGAGGCTGGTGCTTCAACAGTGAACGTTGTGTCAATAACTTCTCTTGTAGTATTACCAATGATAAATGGGAATTTGGTAACATCTACGTCACTTTCATCGACGGTTAGGAAATATGCATAGGTACCGTCCTGATATTCGGGTGTAATTGCGAATCTACCATTATGAATGTCTAAATCACCAGTCCCTTCAACATACTCAAAGTCCTCCATAAGAGTACCAGCAGGAGGATTGTCATTTGTGTTACCATAATCAGGTCTTCCAGGTGCTTCTGTGTCTCTTACAGCATAACCAGTCCTCATTGTCCTAGTTCCACTCAAATTATCGAATGGTATGTCATATCCATAAGGTCCGTATATGGGAAATCCATCAAATGCTATACCAATTATCTTAGAATGTCCGTCAGGATGACGAATATTGTCTCCATTATACTGAGTTGATCCATAATAGTCATTATATGATGCCATTGATCCACCAGCTTTCCAACAATCTAGAAAATGTGGGTCATGATAGTGGTAAATTCCGTTTTGCTCTGGGTGTCCACCACAAGAATCCTCTCCAGAGTTAACAAAAGGTGATTCACCAGCAGCAACCCAACTAAATCCTGACGGAGGATTGAGTCCAGCACCAGCAGAAGGGTTAAAAATAGCAACTCCATTACCAGAAACACCAATCTGACCTAAAGGAGTAGCACTTCTACCATTTCTTTGATCAAAATACTCATATGTACCACTAACAGGAGTAGTTGCTTGTGCATCTACGATGAAATCTAATGATGTATCAGTTGATAACCAGCACTCGCCAGCAATAGAAGTGAATGTTGTGCCCTTAAATACGAATTTTTGCTTCAAACCATCACTGAAGACCACCATAATGTGATCATCTACAGCAATATCAGGTGATATTCCAGTAAAAAGTGTTAAATCATTTACTGAGATAGTAACTCGCTTAATGTATCCGTCATGCGTATATCCATTATTATCAAATGTGCGAGCAATTCCAAATGTTCCTCCACGGTATAAGAAGTCATGATCAAAATCCTTCTCCTGAATCGTGTTTGGGTTATTATCGTTAGGGAACGTACCAGTAAGCACAGGAGCAGGGAGCATAGTCGATGCTACTGTGATTACTTTAGTTGCCTGATTAAAGGTAGCTGTTGCTGCCATTGTTTTACTTTTATTTAGATGTCGTCAAATATCAGATTAGGTGTGAAGTTACTGATTACAGTAGCACCTGTCTGGACACTTAGGACTGCGGACAATGAGTAAACTGGAGTTGCACCAGCAGCAGTGATTGCGACTCTATATTCGTCACCATCGTCTGCTTGTGCAGCATTGTTTGTATTATATGTTGATTGGTTAGCACCAATGATGTTGCTCCAAGTTTGTGTGCCATACTCCTTCTTCTGCCACTGATAATTCATTGTTTGATCGTTAGTTACTGTAGAGACAACTGTAAATGCAGCAGTCTGACCTTGGTTAACAGTTACGTTAACTGGATCTAAAGTAATTGCGATTGTGCCTGGAGTAATTCCTCCTCCACCACCTTCTTCACCAGATGGACCTTCGCCTGCGAGAACGTCAAATCCACCGTTAATTGGACCACCTTCAGGAGCTGTAAAGTCATCTGGGACTACGTTATCGATTGCAACAGTAGGTGCACTATAACCAACACCAGATGTCTTAACATCTATGCGTGTAATACCCATCAATGCTTTAATGCGTGAATCAAATCCAGAGGAAGAAATAACATCCACGTTAGGACGTGAAGTGTAACCATCGCCAGGATTGGTTAGTGTAGCACCAGTAATCTGCCCAGAGGTTATTGCAGCGATAGCAGCAGCATTTCTACCTTTAACAGATCCAGTGTATTCAAATGTAATCAAGGAGTTAGAAGACTCAATTAGAGCAACTTCACGATTAAATTCTTCACCCTCAATTGCTAGTTGGTCGCCAGCTTCGATTGGTGGGACAACGGTTGCTGCAATAACGTCTGCGTCAGATCCAATGTATGATAAACCAACGAAGGTCGCACCAGAACGAGGAACTTCAGCGAAGATGATACGTGATCCAACGATCTCATATGCAACTCCTGGTTCCTGTATAACACCGTTAAGAGAAACAATAATGTTATTCTCAGGACGTATAGTGTTAGAAGAAACACCTTCAGTTAATGTTAAGGAGTAGAATAATCCACCACGCTTGAGGTTGAATGAAGATCTCAATGAGTCAAACTCAAAGGAGATATCATCTAACTGACGT